ATGGCATTGTATTGTTGGCCATCAGAACCTGTGATCTTGACCGGCTCATATTTGATTGCCTTCCCTACAGCAATAGGTGCGTGCATCTCACGAATATTTCCAGTCCAGTTCTTAAACGCTTCCATTGAAGCACCAAACTCAATAAGATCACCGGCCTTATCAACATTGTCAGCCGTAGCAATACCTACGACAATGCGCTGTTCCTTCTTGATCATATCAATAGGGAACGAAAGGTTAAGATCTTCCATAGTAATTCAAGAATACCACAAAATATTTATTTTGTATAAACTAGATCCCCATCCATTGTAATATTTCATTATCATCTGAGGACGCCGATGAGGAGCCAAAAGAACCGGTGTCAGCAATAAAGTATTGAATATCGCCATTGCTATCTTTGTAAAACAAAAATCCGTCATAATAATTTATAGCAAGTTCCCCATACTCTAAACTTGAAGGAGTATCAAACTGCGTACCGGATCTTTTTATCTTAATAGTATTAGCCATTCAACTACCTCAGAAAGTTCCTCCATCAAAGGTTACACCATCAATGCTGCCACCTGTAATATTTACGCTGCTGGCTGCTTGAGTTGCCATTGTTCCGAGTCCAAGAGTTGTTCTGGCAGTAGCAGCGTCTGCGTCATCAACAAGAGATCTAGCAAACGAGGTGAATGTTGCTAGAGCGGCAGACCCAGAACCAGTATAGTATGGCAATCTGTCTGCGGCAGAAGTCAACCCAGCAATTGCAGCAAGATCTGCATTATAAGCTTGAACATTTGTTCCAATTGCAAGACCTAAGTTGTTTCTCGCGTTAGTGGCATCGGTTGCTCCAGTACCACCATAAGCAACAGCAACGGCGGTGCCTTGCCAAACACCAGTAGAAATTGTTCCAAGACTAGTCAAACTTGATGCAGTAATCCCCGTACCAAGGCTTGATCCATCCAAAACTTTTGTGCCAGCAATCTTGAACTCTTTGCCGCTAGCAAGATCCATGTGCTCAGATGATGTCCAAGCATCAGTTGCATTGACCCAGTTAAAGGTATGGTTGGTCGTACCAAGCAAAGTAATACCGCCACCATCAGCAGCAGTATCCGATGGGCTAGCCGTGTTTGCAAGTTGAATATTTTTATCTTCAACAACCAGAGTGGAAGTGTTAACAGTTACAGTGTCACCGTTAACAGTTAAGTTTCCAGTCACTGTCAGGTTTCTACCGACGGTTGCGTCTTGAGTTATGCTTACATCGTCAGGCAACGTGAGAGTTACAGCGCCAGTAGATGCATCAGCAACAATTTTATTAGTAGTGCCAGAAATAGAAGTTACACCAGAGTTTGTAATAGTGGCAGTAGATCCCTCACCAGCAGTGTGGGAAACTGAGATACCTGTACCGGCAGAAACATTGACCATGTAGTTTCCGGTTGTATCTGTTCCTAGTGCAACAGAGTTTGGAGCAATTGTTGCTGTAAGAGTGGCATCTGCTAGATTGGTTACTGTTGCACTACCTGACAAGTCTCCGGCAAGAGTCAGGGTGAAGTCATCAACATTTAAAGCAAGAGTTCCAGCGGTGTCGTCATACGTTGCAGCAATACCAGAATGCGTTGCCCCAGTAATCATTGTAGAGGCAGTATCTTCAATATACTCTTGCAAGCCACTTACAGCAGAAGTTGAAATTGCAATATTGGTATCGGAAGCAGCAGTTAGACGACCCTGAGCATCGACGGTGAAAGTTGGAACAGCGGAAGCGGAGCCGTAAGAAGCAGCCGACACGGCTGTGTCATCAAGATCAATGCTAATCTGATTATTAGAAACCGTAGTCGTGATTCCAGTATCACCGGCAAAAGTTAAAGTATCGGTTCCAACAGTAACAGTGTCAGCAACACCAGAGTCGGCTGCAATTGTTAGCGAACCACCAACGCCAGCGATGGCGGTATCAACATAAGCAGTTGTGGCAACAGAAGTGGAGTTATCGCTTGCAGACTTTGTTGCGGCTGTTGCTGACGAGCCTAGAGCTACGGTGCCACTAAAGGTCTTGTTACCAGAAATTGTTTGATTACTCGTCAGAGTTGTAAAAGCACCGCTACCACCAATAGAAATGATAGTTGTAGCATCACCATTGACATCTGTACCTGTGCCATAGTACAAAGTATTGTCTACTTCGTTAAATGCTAATTCAGCATTTTTAAGGCTTGACGGGGAACCTGAACTACCCGATGCCCTTCTTTTAATACGAATCGTATTCGACATTAGAAATTACCCCCATTTAAAAACATCCCCGTCGAAGGATGCCTGTGGTCTGCTCTTGATGCCAAAAGGCTCGTACCAGCAGATCCTGTGTTTGAAAGTTCAAGCGGGGCATCACTAGATAGCTGAACGCTTGCACCTAAATTAATTGTTGCCGGGGCCGCTTGTAATATAGTTGCCTCAGCATTTGAGTATGTTACAGCTGTTGACTGAGAGTTAGTAACAGACACAGCCGTAGATTGAGCGTTTGAAATAGAAACAGTTGTAGAAGTGTCTCCAGAAACAGAAATTAAACTTGTGTCACCAGCTCTAATTGATAAACCAGTTGACTCTGAAGGCGCGACAGTCAAAGTTGTTGAGTCAGAAGCATAAACTCTAACACTAGTTATTTGAGCACTCACCTTGTGACCTCAGCGGTAACGGTGACTGTTCCCGACATAATAGTTAGAACAATTGCACCGTTTGTCTCTTGAAGATCATAAGTATAGATGCCAGCACTAATGTTTGCTGTTTGAGCAGGAGTTAAACTAAATCTCATTTGACCATCTGTGGCTGACACAATGCTTGTAGTAAAGGTAGCAGTGATATCAGACGAACCGGCAAAAGGTCTTATTTGAGCAGCATACGTTCTACCGCTGATGTTAATTGCTGCATTTGATGAGTCAGCAATTGTCACATCATGGGTATAAGTATCTCCTTGATAAATAGATATGTTTCTTTCAGCAGCCATTACCAAACCTCTAAAGCAAGTTTATCAGTAATTAGCCTATAGCGAATACACCGATAGAAGCCCCTGCTGTTACAACTTCAACAGTGTTGTAATCACCATAAACTTCTAGATAGTTGTGAACATGACCTTGGGAATCCGGCAAAACTACCGAGTGCTTACCATTAAGCTTAACTTCTACCCAATCGTTAGTGTCACGATTAACTAAATAAATAGCCATTGTGTGATGATTAATAGTTTGCTCACCGTCGGTGTCGCTCAAATTGGTGTTTGAATAGACGATATGTCCTTCACTCATTTGTATTTCCTCCATTATCTTGATTCTCTCCACGCTCAGCCTGATCACCAGTATCTCTAGGATCGGTAGAACCTTCCGGCGTGTCCGCTCTGGCCTTTCTAGGCACTGCGGATTCGTTATTACTATTACCCTCAGGTGCTCCTGGTCCCCTACCAGTCTGCATTGCTTTTAGTTTTGTTGGGAACGGAAGCATCTCATCTCCCTCTTCACGCTCAGGTAGACCAAGTTCATTACGAACTTCGTTCGGGCTAACAACCTCGGTCCTAAGGTACCTGTCGTAAATTCTTGACTGAATGTCTTCGTCAATAAGGTCGATGCGGTTAAACTTAATTGTTACTAGGTCCGTGAATTCAGAAATAAGTCTGTTAATTTTTTTCTCAATAACAGATTGATCCGGCCCAATAACCTGAGTCTTGAACGTCTTGTCAGCATCTCTAGAAACCGCAAGGTTAGCATTATCATAAACACCTACCTTCGGGGCGGGAACCCTGTTAGCAACAAGAATCTCGTCCCTATTTGACTTGCGGTACTTGTCAAACGATGCGTCCTGAATACCAGCCTCAAGCTTTTCAAACTTGATATCACTGTCTCCGCCCAAAGATGCTGGAAGAGGAACGATTAGAGTTCCGTGATTTCGACCTTTAACTTCTTGACGGAAATAGTTAACAAGTTCTTGCTTTGAGCGCTGGCTAAGTTTTGCGCCTTTGACAATAATTGCATAACGAGGGATTGCTTTATTTTCGAAGTAATCAATGTTGTACTCTTTAGCAAACTTATCACCAACAATTGCAGCAGCCGCAGAAACAGATGACGGAATGCCATAATAAGTGTTGTTGGGAGAGTATGTCTTAAAGTGAATTACTTCATTTGGTTTGGGGTCCGAGTTGATCGGATCTTCCATTTCGGCGTCTTGAAAGTTTCTAAAGAACACCGCTTGAATCTTGTTGCTTTTAGCGATCTGTACAAAACCGTCACGATGACGGCGAACTCTCATCAGAGTTGCTGGTATATGTCCAATATACCCAATCTCACCAGAATTAGTTCTACCAATCTCAAGGTAGCCATTTCCGGTAGTTAAAACATCTAGCCAGACACGAACCATTGTCTCAATAAATGTCTCTTCTTCATTGAAGTCTTCAAATTTAGTTTCAAGATCCTGACGGGCATCTTGAATTGCTTTCCTGACTCTAGCGACCCGATCAGGATTACCTTGAGCCTTTTCTAGTCTCCTTCTTGATTTGAGCGTTTCTGGAAAATCGTATCCAAGCCCAACAGTGTTCATAACTCTAGCATTAATGGCAGCATTATGAATTGCACTTGAGTCATAAAGATCAGCAAGAGTATCTAAATCATAAGGAGGCGTTACAACATCATAAAGAGAGTAGCCATCAAGCTCTTCTGGATCAATATACTTACTTGAAGTATCATCTACACCTTCGTACTTTTTTGCTAAACGAGTAGCCTTGCGCTTCATCCTTGAAGAAAGAGAAGAATACTTAACCTTCTTAAAGGGATCATCGGTAGCTTTCTTTGTTACGACTTGTGAGTAACTAATGTCATCAAGAAAGACTTCTTCTCGCTCTTCTTCTTCAATATGACTCATATTTGATCTCATCGACCTCTCCTATTAAGTTCCTTCTTGACAGCCGCTTCAATAACGTCTTCATAAGGATCAGGATTTAAACCCTGCTCAAATCGTTCTTTTTGATCGTCTTGTTCAGAAGCTGTGACCTTTCTTGCTCCACCAACCCATGTGGCATAGCCTTCATCTGTCCCCGTCCAGTATTTAGCGGCTTGAGCGACCTGTCTTTCAACATTCTTATCATTCACTACGCCTTCAGCACAAAGAACACCATCTCCGTCTGAAAGTGGCTTGCCATCAGCCATAATCCAAATGCAGACACCAAAAGCCCGCTCGGGGACGTATAGATCCTTCTTCTTTACGTAATCGTCAATCATCTTAGACATCATACACCAGACTCGGTACAAAAGCATAAGTAAATGACAAAAAGCGTACCAATGCGGTACGCTTTTCGCCAGTTGCTCGGGGGGCAGGGTTCGAACCTGCGACCAATTGATTAACAGTCAACCGCTCTGCCTGCTGAGCTACCCCCGATAAACCTCACCTAATTGGGCAGGCTCCACCTTCACACTCAAGATCTTCAAGAGCGTACTCATTGATTTGATCTACAAATGTAACTTCTTTGATCTTCAACTTTAACTTGTTGTAAGTATCAACATCAATCTCTTCATATGGAGCAAGAGCAAAACCATGATCGCTATGGAGAAGGAAAGAGACAGACTTCAACTTATTCTTGTAGTTCTTCTTCATCCACTCCTGAATCTCTGGCAACTCTTCCTTGCGGTAATAAACCGTTACAGAAACGTTATTATCAGCCCACTCAGACTGGGCCTTAACAACCCACTCCAATTGCTGGACTGCGGTTAGATCTTTAGCAAGAGTTGCGTGCTCTGGCGTTTCGCATGGGAAGGAGACAACACAAACAGTGTGGTTTTCTTTGCCATCAAGACCAACATCGTACTGAACATCGTAACCCTTGTCACGACAGTAGTTGACAAGAGGATCAGCGCTACCCATACGTACACGACGAATATAATGCTGAGAGTAGGCAGGGTGGATTCCAGGTGTTACACCGGCAAGCAGGCTAAGAGTTCCTGACGGCTTAACAGTCGTCAACTTAATTGATGGGTTAATCCCCTGCTTGCTTGACCACTCTTTGTCAAAGGCACGCAGTTGCTCATAGCACTCACCCACCCAAGACAGTTGCTCTTCGGTAGCCTGAAGCCATCCTGTAACACCTTGACCGAGACGACGGTTTCTAGTAATCACAGCCTGAGACTTAGCGTAAGGATAATCTAGGCTTGTAATAGCCTTCTGCGTCTTGTACAACAGGCGGCTAAGATCAAACAGTTCTTCTTTGCTTTCAATGTTAGGCAAGAAAATTTCAGCAAGATTGCAAGGCTCGCCATCTTCAAGCCCAATCTCACCACATGGATTTGTACCAATTACATGCTTGTCATTGATCTTTTCGCCCAGACGACCAGTCTTGCGAATAAGGTCACGATTAATAAGTCCGTAAGGCTCACCTGTGCCATCATACCCCTTCCAGAATTCGTCAATAATTTCATCATAAGAATCAGCAAAGATAGAGTTGTTAGAGTTGCCACGCCATGCAGGAATGTCACCCTTTCCCCAGTTCTTAGCCCGAAGATACAAAAAGTCATCAGGATCACCAATTGCAATCTGAGCCGAACGGCGAGCTGAGCCAGCAACAACAATTTTTCCAATAACATTACAGATATCTAGCGCATCAACAGATCGAATCTTCTTACTAATACGTCCATCAAGAATCTTGCAGATATCATTAATACCTTCAATCAGAATCTCTGGGCCAGATGCTGTACCACCAAAAGTCTTTAGCGCAGCACCGTAGCCACGGATAAGAACAGTGCTGTAAGTAAAAGACTCACCAGTGTGGAAATAGCTATCCAAAACTTTAGCAAGAAGGGCCGACCAACCCTGACGGGAATCTGGAACAATAAAGTCAGCGTCATTAGTCTTTTCATGAGCAATGACACCGACACCCTTGACCTTTGGAAGATCATGAACAACAGCACGCTCTACGGTAAACCCAACACCACCACCAACCATGAGGTGGTCCATGAGGAACTGAAAGTCTTCTACCTTTGAGATAGTTGTCATCCAGCAGTTAACCAAAGATACACCACTCATCTGACGGACAAGCGGGGTACCCAGCTGCCATAGGGCACGGCCAGCAAAGATGCCCTTAAGGTTGAAGATATAGTCGAACAGACGTTCTGCTTCTTCCCTTGTGTATTCAGCGCCAATCTCTTGAGCGCCATTGATTGCTCTAGCAATCGTCTCAAACCAATATTCTTTTCTACCAAGAGCCTCAATATCTCTTGAATAAGTACGACGATAAACAATCTCGCCCATACCATTAAAACCCCAGGGTGGAGTCTTGCCAGTATACTGAGCTACAAACTCAGGTGTAATTACGTTTTCCATATAGCCTCCTTAAAAAATGATAGACAACTATCGTATCAACTGGGATTTTTGAAATAAAGAAAAGGTACTTGGGAGTATTAGAAACTTTTTTCAAATTCTTCCAGTCGGTCGATGATCTTATCAGCCGTAGCCGCCCACGACCATTCCGAATGGATGATTCTTGCGGAATTTAATGTGTACCGCTTAAACATTTCATACTCATCGACAACGTGCTCCATTAGATCAACCAAGTCATCGTAACTTGGGATCGCCCACTCACCAGCATCGCAAGCATAAAGATGACTTTGCAATGGAGCATCACCCCACTCAGCTGGTAGAGGAATTGACATTTCTGCAAAGTCCGCTGTACCTGTAAGATTGGTTGCAATTGTTGGCATACCTGTAGCAATAGCTTCAAACGGAATCATACCAAAACCTTCTCCGCTTGTTGGATAAACCATGCAGTGACATTTATGATAAAGCTGCACCATTTCGTATGTATCTAAAGAGTTTGGTATAGCGATAATTTGTGGATGGTTATGAGCTGGCATAACTTTGCCATTGACATAAGCATCTGCATCACAGAACTTGTTATACTTTAGAATAAGTTGATATTCTGACTGGCCATCGTATAACTCTAGAAAAGCATCAACAACAAGTTGAGCATTCTTACGTTTTGATTCACCACCAATGTGAAGAAAGTTAAACTTACCAGTCAACTCTCTATCAACAATTTCAAACTCTGGCGATATACCATGAGGAATTACATAAATATTATGATGAATATTGTTCTTCTCATATACTGATTTAACAAATTCTGAGGTAGCCCAAATTTCATCACACTCAGACATTGATGTACGCCATGTAGACGGAACCCTAGTGCTTTCCCAAGGAGTGTATCCCACAGTGTAACTTCTGTTAAGTTGATAGTAGATAGGCTGACAGAAGTTTACATGAAAAGGAATATCTCTACGATTGTAGAAGACTCCGACTTGTTTTTGTTGTAAAGCACGTATAGTTTCTAAAGCAGCATTAGAATAACCCTGGCTGTACCAGAGTTCACCGCTTTCATCTACGTTACTTGGTGTGAACCAACTAATCTTTTTCATAAGACCGACTACTTAGTATAGCTTTCTAATTCTATGCAGTTGACACCTTTTGCCATTAATTTCATAGCGTCTTGTTCAGATAGCTCGCAAGTAATAGGTGTGCCTCTAAACACACACCTTGTTGCTCCTAAGTAGAAACCGTCACACTTCATAATGGAAATGAAATCAGAGTCCAAAATCGCTGCGGGTCCACAGTCATCGGATTCTACAAATGCAATGATTTCCATAAGTAAAGTGTATCAGTGATAAAGTTAAATCAATAACGAGTAACGCTTATCAGACTTGATAAGTCATTGTACACGGGAGTGTATCACGATTTCTGAGAGTCCGTGCAGTCAGAGAGATTTTTTTTAAACGGGACATCAATTGCTGAAACCGTGATAGACTCACGACATGACCAGTACACCGAACACAAGAGAGATTTTAAATAAAGGTACGGTATCCATTCTTGAAGTTATGGGTTCAGATTTAGATATTGTAAACGCAGCAAGAGTTTCTTTTGCTTCACGACAAACTGAGATGGATGATAAAGCTGCTGGTCTAATTGACTTCTTAATGAAAAACAAGCACGCCACTCCGTTTGAGCATGTTATATTTAAGTTTTATGTTAAGTGTCCAATCTTTGTTGCTAGAGAGTGGTTTAGGCATAGGTGGTCATCATTTAATGAGATGAGCATGAGATACTATGTCCCAGATGAACTTGATTTCTTTATACCAGCAGCAGATACGATTCGCAAACAAGTTGGTAAGCCCGGTCACTATGAATTTGAGGAAATTACAGACCCTTCTCTTATTTATTACATTCAAGATAGATTCCTTGAAGTTTATGAAATTGCAGAACAGGTTTATCAAGAACTATTAAGCATGGATTTAGCAAAAGAGCTTGCAAGATCTGTTCTTCCGGTAGGCCAGTACACTGAATTCGTGTGGACTGTAAATCTACGAAGTCTATTAAACTTTTTATCGCTAAGAAATGATTCACATGCTCAATATGAAATTAACGCATACGCTGAAGCAATTGAAGATATGGTAAGAGTATGCGTCCCAGAAACTTATAAGTCATTTATTAAAAATGGAAGGAGTGCTATTTGATGGAAAAGTTAACTTTTGGTCAAGCATTTGTAGTTTATGCTGTATACATTGCATTGCTATCTGTCTGTATTTCTTATGGGCTTGGTTTAATTTTTGACTTTAAACCAAATATCTTAGGAACCATGCTTGTTTCTTTTGGACTTCAGTTATTAATTCTACCGATGACTAGCAGGATTAAAAGCAAGTGAGAATTGTTCCGTATGAAGGCGACGATTCCCTAGATGAGTTAGAAACTTTATCTCTTTTGATTAAGGCCGTCCCGTTTGAAGGTGGGTATGCTCCAGCATTTATGTTAGTTGCTCCTTCTGATAACCATTTCATTTCTATTGATGAAGCTAACTGTCTAATGGATGGAGTTGAAATTGCATCATCAAGACTTGATGAGTTAATTGCAATGATGCTCCAGTCAAAAATTGCTGAGAGATTGCGCGGCGATAGTGACGATGAGGTAGAATTGATGTTTGAAGTAGAGGAGGACGACGAAGATGATAATGGGGAAGGTGATTAAGGATTTTCCTTATCCAGAAAAACGGTGCCCGTATTGCAATGCAGAGTTGAAAATTGTTAATGCAATACACTATGAGAAAGATCCATATCATTTTAAAGCCTTATACTTGGACCCAAATCCGAGTTGCCCTGTCTATGATGAAGGTGCAATGCAGGCATATGCTCGCATATACTATTCAAGCGAAGAAGCCTACTGGTATTACGGAGATGTTAAGATTCCAGTCCAGCGATGGAGTCGTGACGAGCTTTATACAATTTACCAATAATATGGTAAGATTATAGGTACTATGCCAGTTGAAAGGTGCTCTGACAGCGGAAACCCAGGCTTTCGCTTTGGTGGATCTGGAAAGTGTTACACCTACACCGAAGGGGACAAAGCCGGAATGGAAAGAGCAAAGTCAAAAGCTAGAGATCAAGAGCGTGCTGCTTATGCATCTGGTTTTACTGGAAAGTCTGCCGACTTTGACGAAACAGAGTACGACTTCTTGGTAGATGTCCTTCTTGCAGAAGAAGTGTTTACTTATGCAGATTTTTTACCAGAAACAACAGATAATTATGAATATCTATTAGATGTTGTAAAAGATATGCATAACATGCCACCGGACGATCAAGAAGAAGAAGGTCACGGTAAAGATTATCTTGACAGACTTGACCCAGAAGAGCGTATGTTTGCCAATGCCCTTATTGCCATTACCGAGAAGTACGGCAAATTTAATGCCGATGACGAGGGTGTCTGGGTCGGTTTTGAGTCTGGCGACGAGAATGAAGATGCCAAGATCGGCGTAAAGTGCGCAAACTGTGCGCTACATATTGATGAAAAGAACTGCCGCATTTTGCAGCAGCAAATTGAGCCGGAGGGTAAGTGTCGTCTAGCCGTCATTCCTAAGGGTATGGTTAACCCTGAGGCTGATGAGGAAGATGACATGGATGATGACGTAAGCAAGGTCACTTACGGTCGTCCGGGGAAAAACGATCCCCGTAAAACTCCGGCAAAGCCCTCTGAGAGAAGAAGCGGGTCACGACGCAACCGTAGGGGTTCGGCTGAGTCTGGCTCTTCTGTCTCTTTCTCAGAGGCAGTCACATCGTCTTTGAATACAAAGATGGAAGCACATAACAAGAAGCATGGCGATGCCGCTTCAAAACGTGCTACAATGTCAGCATTGAAAGCTGTATACCGGCGTGGGGCTGGGGCATTCTCAACCTCACACCGTCCGGGTATGACAAGAGGTCAATGGGCAATGGCTAGAGTTAACGCTTATCTCTATCTGCTGCGTAACAGTAGACCTTCAAACCCAAATTACACAACAGATAACGATCTTTTGCCTAAGGGACACCCCCGAAGCAGCAAAAAGTGATAAGGAGATAAAAATGATTATTAATCTACCATATGACAATGTTGAGACTATGAAGGCTCACCACATGGAGATGAAGTCATGGAATGAGAACATGGCTAAGCAACATGAGGCTGCTGCCGAATGGCATCAACAGCAAGTCGAAGAACTTGAGAAGGCAATGGTTCGCGTTCCTTTGGAACCGGAGAAGAAGCCAGCACCTAGCGCTGGCGGTACAAGAGGCACCTCAACTGATGGCCCCGACCCAGCGGCACCAGCACCAACTCAGGTTCCTCTTGATCCAATGAAGAAGGCTGATCTTATGTCAATTCTAGCGGATCATGCCGCAGAGTATGGCGACTTCGAACGTTCAATTGAAGATATTGTTCAGCTTATTGCAGGTGAGTGATGGACAGCGCGGTTGCGGCGATCATAGTTGCTTTAATAACAACTGTAGGAACCGTAATGGTAGCTCTTTTCAATTCTCTTAGAAAAGAGAATCGTGAAGATCACAATGTAGTAACAGATAAACTTCAAGAACTTAAAGATGATGTCAAGCATATTGATGATAAACTAGACGATCACATTTCATGGCATCTTGATAAGAAGTGATATAATAAGGTCTGATGGACCCTCTGGCTGTAGATATTTCGTAAGATTATTTATGGCGCGGGGGGTCCATCACTTTTTGTGAGGACAGATGGAGAAAAATTTTTATCCGGTCGTGGAAGTTTTCTGGAAAGACCACTACGGGCTGGGCGACGACTGGTATGATGAGGACGAGAAACATGAACTGAGGATTCTGTCCGCTGTCGGTTACCTTGTTGCAGAGAACGATGATTATTTGTTTGTCGCCGCAAATTACGACTTTGGTAACGAGACTTACTCGGGCGGCACAGCGGTTCTTAAGAATTGCATTGTTAAAAGAAGAGTAGTGAGTAAGGGAAAGTTTGACTATGATCAGTTTGCAAGAAAAGGAAAGACTAGTAAAGCTCGTAAACCACAGTTACAACCCCCAAAGACCTGAGCTTGGTAGGGCAGGCTATTGCGTCATTACCGGCTACTTCAATGAGAAGTCATTGCAAGAGATCTGCAGCTTTTACTCTATAACTGAAGATGACGCTAAACATTGGTGGAATCAGTTTGGTTTTGATTCCAGTTTGGCTAAGCCTACTAAAAAGCGGTCCTCTAAGAAGAATGAGATCTTTGAGTTTCTTAAAGGAAACGTTGGTGAAGTTCTTACCCCGACCGAAATTGCTGAGGCTTGCGAAATCAGTATGCCTACCATGTACAACTTTATTAATAGCAACATTGGGTGGTTTAAGAAGATAAAGCGTGGTGTTTACGAGATTGTAGATGCCGATGAAGAAAGAAAGGCGGCTCGTCGTGGATGAAGTTATTTTAACCCCAGAAGAAATGCGTGCAGAGATACGCAGATTAACAAAGCTAAACGAAGCTCTTGAAGAGCAAACTAAAACTTATGTATTTGGTAATACTCAGATTATGGATGAGGACGGCAATCTGCTTGCTGTTCTTGAAGGCGATGTTAGTCGAGTTGTTATCAAAGAAGCAATTGAACGTCATGTAAACACTATATTAGAGGAGTTTTTAAAAAGTGAAGACCACTGATACGTTCTATCCAGTAGGTTGTTGGGAACAAGCAGCAGATTCTATTGTAAAAGAAATCTATGATCTAGCTTTTAGTGACGGTATGTCAGATTTATCTATTATGGTAAAGATGATGCGTCATAAGTTAGAAGAAACAATTGCGGCTACAAGTAATCTTCAAGATACAACTTCTCCTTTAGCGGAGTATGCTACAGGGGCAATGTGGTCATTCTTATCACGACACGCTCTTAACATTCTTGCTAGTACAGGATATAAGCCGGACCCTGATGTGCTTGTAGATCTGTTTATCTCAAAACAGCGAGACTATGGCTCTGAGAACATTTCCAAGTTTGGTACCGCAGGGCTGCTCATCAGAATCCACGATAAGATTGCCCGCCTAGAGAACATTATGGAGCGGTCACAAAACGACTTCAACACAGCGGTCGGGGTCAATGCCGTGGCGGGAGAAACTATCGTTGATACTTTGTATGATGTTGTAGGGTACTCCACGATAGGACTTATGTGGTTAAAAAAGGATACAGAGGGAAATAGGGCCTTCTTACGACCTCTCAGCGGCCACCTCTAACCATCTTGGCAACGTCCGAAAAAATGACTAACCAAAGGATCGTCTCATAAATCACACATTTACATGGGCGGGGTTACAACGCCACGAAGCACAGTGGTACACCGCCGCATGGCAAAACGCCCCCATCTTCTCCACATGCGCCAAACGACAATACATGGCGTACATCATCGGCAACAACAAACGCCTCATCTCACAAGGATACAACGGGTCAGCCCCCGGAACAGGACATTGCAACCAAGGCTATTGCCCACGACAACAACACGGCTCACCGAGCGGCAGCATCTATGACAACTGTATTGCGATCCACGCCGAAGCAAACGCACTCCTATGGGCCAACCCGCAAGCACGACAAAACTCGACACTCATCTTAAACGGCTCACCATGCTACAGTTGCGCCAAGTTAGCCGCAACATCAGGAATAACCCGCATCATAGGATACAGCGACCCCAGCTACCAGATGCAACCACAAGTACAACAATACCTGATGAACAACAATATACAAACAATACTGCTGAATGAAAAAGAAACCCGGCAGATCCTTCGTACCTTCCATACAGACATACCATAAACTTACCCCCAACCCTAGCTTCAACCCCGCCCACATTTATTATCCTAAGGA